CTAGCCCGGCCGGCGAGAAACAGCCCTTCACGGTCCCCCATTTCCGTGCCTGGGCCAGGGAACTGACCCTGGACAACGGCCAGCCCTGGGAGATCGAGCCCTTCCAGGCCCGATTCCTCAAGGACGTGTTCTCGGGCACCATGGAATCTCTGTTGGTGATCCCCGAGGGCAACGCCAAGACGACGTTCACCGGGGGGTTCCTGCTCTACCACCTGGAGTTCAAGCCGAACGCCAGGGTGGTCGTGGCCGCATCCTCGAGGGATCAGGCTGAATGGCTCTATCAGGCGGCAGCCGGCTTCGTGGAGCGTTCCGACCTGGAGAAGCGATTCCGATGCCAAGAAGGCTATCGCCGTATCAGATGTGACGCTTCGGGCTCGAGGGCTCAGATCTTCGCCGCAGACGACAGGACGGGAGACGGGGTTATCCCGACCCTAGCCATCCTGGAGGAGCTCCACAGGCACCGAAACCTCAACCTGTACCGGACCTGGCGGGGCAAGCTAGAGAAGCGCGGCGGTCAGATGATCTCCATCTCGACGGCTGGGGAACCTGATGGGGAGTTCGAGGCTCTGCGGAAGACCATGCGGGAGTCTGGGACAGCCACCCGCAAGGGGTCATTCGTTCGGGTGGTGAGCCCGAACGCGGTTCTCCACGAATACGCCGTGCCTGACGACGGCGACCCGGACAACCTGGACGACGTTCTCAAGGCCAACCCGCTGAAGGCGATCACCCGACAGGTGCTCGAACGGAAGTATTCCTCACCCTCCATGACGCCGGCCCACTGGCGGCGGTTCGTCTGTGGGCAGCCCAACCGTCTCGAGTCTTGGATCGAGCCGAAGGTCTGGGATGGGCTCACCTGGGACGTGGGCAACGTCACGGAGGGTGATGAGGTCTACGTCTGTGTCCGCGTAGCCACGGGTATCGGCATCGGGATCGTGTCGCTACGGGGAGATAAGGCGGCGGTCAAGCTCCGGACCATCCCCCCGCCCCTGACGGGTCGGGTGCCCCTGTGGGAGGTCGAGGCCGCGCTCCGGGACATCAACCGTTTCTATGAGGTTCTCGGGATCACCTACGACGCGGACCAGTTCATGCGTCCCGCCGAGATCTTGGAGGAGGAAGGGCTGCCGATGCAGGAGGTTCCCCAACGCGCTCGCCGGCTGTCCCAGGCCACCTCAACGATGTGGCGCTATGTCTCCGGGGGGCTGTTGGGGCATGACGGCGACCCCGAGCTCCGTTCCCAGGTGCTCGCCGCCCGAACCAAGGAGACGATCCAAGGATGGCACTTGGATCCCGAGCCCCACACACCGGGAGCGATCGCCGTGGCCCTGGCACTACATGATGCGACAGAGGCCCCGTCCCCGACCCCGATGTTCGTTCTGCCCTCGGGCGTGGCCTGATGGGGTTGTTGAGCTTCATTCGCCAGAACTCAGGCGTCGCCCCCGGCTTCACCCCCGAACCTGATCTCAAGTTCGATATCACCGTCCCCCCCGAGATGATGGAGGGGATGACCAGCGGGGGAACCATCGCCCCGCGCATCTCTCGCAATCAGGCTCTACAGGTGCCGGCCGTTTTACGCGCAAGGAACCTCATCGCAGGCACATTGGCCTCCCTTCCTATCCATATCCGGGACAAGGAACGCCGAGAAGCCTCCCCGACGACACTTCTCGAGCAGATCGACCCCGATATCCCCAACATCGTCACGTTCGCAGAAACGTACGAGGATCTCCTGTTCGAGGGCGAGTCCTGGTGGAGGGTTCTCGATAGAGGGTTCCATGGCTACCCGACCTATGCCGAGCACATCAGCACGGACCGGGTCTTCGTCTCGGGGAAAGACCTTCCGGTGCTGGGTGCTCACGCTACCACCGTCGGTCCGAACCGTATCTACATCGACGGCTACGAGGTTAGGGACGAGGACGTCATCCGGTTCGACTCCCCGAACCCACCGCTGCTACGTCACGCGGCTAGGGCGATCCGGGCCTGTCTGAACCTGGACATCACGGCATCGAACTATGCCGAGACCCCCGTACCCCTCGGGGTGTTCACCCCCAAGGATGGGTCGAATCCCCGAGAGAACGCCAAGGATATCCAGGAGATTCTGGACAAGTGGAACGAGGCTAGGCGAAGCAAGGTCTGGGGCTATCTCGGCAGGGCATGGGACATCAAGGAGCTTCAGTTCAATGCCGAGCAGATCCAACTAGCGGACCAGCGTCAGCACGCGGTTCTGGAGATCGCTAGGGCGGCTGGCATCGACCCGGAAGACTTGGGGGTTTCTACGACCTCGCGCACCTACCAGAACAGCGAGCAGCGACGTAGGGACCTCCTGGACTTCACCTTGACGGCCTACATGAGCGCGGTGGAACAGCGCCTCTCGATGAGGGACGTCCTCCCCCGTGGCTACGCAGCCAAGGTGAACCTAGACGGCTTCCTGCGAGCCGACACCAAGGGCCGTATGGAGTCCTACGCCATCGGCAAGCCGGTGGGGGCCTACACCGAGGAGGAGATCCGGGTGCTCGAGGATCGTCCCAGCCTCACGCCCTCACAACGCGCAGCGATGAAACCGGTAGCGCTCCCGGAACAGAACGGGCAGCGCCCCGTCCCACAGGAGGTCACATGACCGACGAAACCCAGATCACCTTCGCAGAGGATGAGCAGGTCTCCGCGTCCTTCACTGCCGACGTCGAGCGCCGGATCATCGGCGGCATCGTCGTCCCGTGGGGGAAGGTGGCCCGTTCCGGCTTCGCTAAGTGGAAGTTCGCAAAGGGCTCACTTCGCTGGGCCGATACCCGGCGAGTGAAGCTGAACACGAACCACGATCACACCAAACCGATCGCCTATGCCTCACGGCTGCACAACACCGTGGACGGGCTCGAGGCGACGTTCAAAGTGGCTCGCGGGGAGGAGGGTGATAAGGCGCTGGCATTGGCCGAGGACGGTGTCCTCGATGGCTTCTCCATCGAAGTTGATTTCGATGACGGGGATGGCTGGCAACCCGATCCCATCGATGAGGACGTTCGATTGGTAACGCAGGGACGATTGGCGGGCGTAGCCCTTACCGGCTTCCCGGCGTTCGATGATGCCCGAGCGGACCGCGTGGCGGCGGCTCGGCAAGGAGGAAACATGGACGAGAAGGAGTTGACGAACCCGCAGGGCGAGGATGATGACGGCACCGAGAAGTTCGAGGCCCACCTCACCGCTCTCGCTGATCGGGTTGCGAAGAACCAGGAAGAGTTCCTGAGGCAGTTCGGTGAGGGCGTCACCGAGACACTCGACGCCTCGATCCGTACCACGCTCGAGAACATCGGAACCCCAGATCAGGGGCCGCAGACGGTCAAGTCGGCGCGGTACGGCACGCTCAAGGAGCCTGCGGTCTACACGTTCGACGGCCGTGGTGACTCGCTCGTGCGTGATGCATGGGCCGCTCACCGAGACGGGAACGAGGATGCGATCGCTCGGCTTCGTAAGTTCCGGCGGCAGTACGAGGACATGGCCGAAGTGATGCACCACGCGCTGAACTTCGCACCGCAGACGACCACCACGGCTGCGGCTCTCATCCCACCGGGCTACCGGCCTGACCTGTATGTGTCAGACCTGTTCCGTGAGCGGCCCCTCGTGGGCCTGGCTTCTCAGGGGACGATCTCCAATGCCGCGCCGTTCACCGTGCCGAAGTTCGTCTCGGTGACGGGCGGTTCTGCGACCCACGTGGAAGGTACGAACCCCTCCGACGGTTCTCTAACGTTCACGCCCCAGGTGGTCACGCCGCAGGCGGTCTCAGGGCGCATCGTGCTAACCCGTGAGATCGTGGACTCCTCCAACCCGGCTATCGACCAGATCGCATTCGCCGAGATGCGGGAATCCTACGAGCGCCAGACTGAGGGGATCGTCTATACCCTTCTGAACGGTGCGAGCGGTGCTGGTGGAACCATCACCAACGGCTTCGTTCCCTCCGGGGCACAGGCGGTCACCACGGCCGGCGGTACTGACAACCAGACCCTGGTCAAGGCGATCCGCAAGGCCGTGGCCGATTACTGGTTCGCCCGGTTCGCTGCTCCCACTGGGGCCGCGATGGGTCAGGGCGCTACGGCAAGGCTCGCCCAGGCAGTGGACACGACCCAGCGCCCGCTGTTCCCGTGGAGCGGTGGCCTGAACGCGGCCGGAGTGGCGAACCCGCCATCGGCCGGATATCAGGTCGACTCGCTCACGTTCCAGCCGGCCTGGGCGATGACCGGAGTAGCGGCAGGTGACTCACAGATGTTCCTGATCAAGGCCTCAGACCTGTGGGTCTGGGAGTCTCCGCTGCTCACGTTCCGGTTCGAGGAGAAGCAAGGCCCGGCCAACATCGAGCTCAACATCTTCGCCTACTTCGGTACGGCGTTGATCCGCCCGGTGGGCCTGTCCGGTATCCGCATCACGTAACCAAGACTTCCGGGGACCGCTGGACACGGGGGGGGGCGCAGGGCTAAGACCCGGCCCCCCTCCCCGGAACCGAGCAAGGAGGAGACATGGCAGCGATCACAGTTGCAGCAAAGGGTGGCGCGATGACGATGGCGGCGGCATCTGGCGGTGGGGACACCGTCGCGGGGACCGGCACGAACGCCGGTGGATGGATGTCCACGGGCACCCCGGTGCTCGTCGCCGCCGTGGGGGCCAACTCCACGATCATCACCATCGACGGGGTAGCGCAGCCTGCGTTCATCTCGGGGACCGCGGTGTACCCGCTGCCTACGGGCGTCTACCCGCGCTCCATCGCGGTCACCTACAGCCAGGTGACCGGTCTGACTGTCGGTGCGGCGGTGCTCTGATGGCGGAGGAGAAGATCCAAGAGACCGACGAGGGCTATTACGTCCGCAGTGGCGACGTCTTGGAGTGGAAGTGGAAGAAGGACGAACCCAAGGATGAGCCCAAGGCCGAGCCTAAGAAGGTCACGACCAAGACCGCAGCACCGCTGGTGAACAAGAAGTGAGTGACCCGTTCGCCACTGCTGGAGAGCTTTCCCAACTCATCGGGAACACAGAGCCGACCGACCTGGCCCGGATGCAACTGTTCCTGAACCTAGCCTCGGCTCTCATCCGGGGCTATACCGAGCAGGAACTCTCCACGGTGGCCGGTGAGGTCGTGGTGTTCGAGCCAACGTGGTCTCAGACGCTCTACCTCCCCGAACGGCCGGCCACCGCGGTCTCATCGGTGACGGTAAAGGCTGTCTCGGATACGAACTGGCGGTTGGTCGATGAGCGCAAGCTGATCCGGGGATCGGACCCCAACGTCCTCACGTCTGCGGACTGGTCATACGGAGCCACCGTCACCTATAGCCACGGCTACGACGAGGCGACCGAAGCCTACAAACGACTCAAGGTCATCTGTCTCGAGTCCGCGTCTCGGGCCTACACGCTGAACGAGCGGAGCGCCTCAGAGGCCATGGGCTCGACGCTTATGGAATCCGCTGGTTACGCCCCGGAGGTCTTCCTCACGATGGGGGAGAAGATGGAGCTCGACCAGTTCCGCCCGGTGGCTGTCGGATGAAGGAGAGGTAGCGATGGACAAGGTCGGGCACTACGAATACCACGGTGACGAAGAGGAGTTCGTCGTGGATGAGGATACGGACGAACCGGAACCTGAGACAGAACCCCAACCCGCGAAAGCGAAGAAGACCACAGCGAAGAAGGACACGGGATGACAGCACGGCTGCTCGGTATCGCAGAAACCAAGGCCGCTCTAGCTAAGGCAAGTGCCCAGGCTGAGGTAGCAGCAGGACCGGCCACCGAGGCCGGTGGGGAAATCGTGGCACGCCAGATGATCGCCCGAGCCCCCAGGGACACGGGCCGACTCATCTCGCTCATAACGACGGACGAGAGTGCCTTGGGTCAGGGAGCAACGACCAAGGTCGGGTCCGAAGCACCCTATGACCGGTTCGTCCAGAAGGGCACTAGGTACATGAACGCCCAGCCCTATGGGGAGCAGGCAGCAGCAGCGTCGGTTCCGGGGATCATCGCCGAGATGACCTCGATCTTCAAGACAGCCGTAGAAGGCTAAGGAGGCAGCATGGCGACGTACACCGTTCAGACCGTCACAGAGGCCGGGGTGGTGCCGACCTACACCGGGGTGAGCGCGAGCGACATCTTCACGCCGGCGGCAGCAGACTACGACAAGGTCCACATCCTGCATGTGAAGAATGCAGGAGGCTCCCCGGACTCGGTCGTGATCGACGACGCTTCGAGCCTGTCGAACGCTCCGGGGGCCACGGCGTACAACCCGGACCTCACCATCTCGGTGACCAACGCCACGGAGCGGTTCATCCGGCTGGCCCCGGTGCGTAGGTATCTCCAGTCAAACGGCACGGTCGTGGTGACCAACTCGTTCACCACATCGGTCACCGCCGCCGTTTTCGTCGCCTGAGGAAGGAGGGTAGATGACCAAGCAAGCAGGATTCCTCGGATTCCTCAAGCAGAACGCGGCGACCGGCGTGGCAACGGGTACATACAACACCGTGACGCAGATCGGCACGGTGACGGCGGTCGGTTCCAACCGTGCCCTCATCGACGTCTCGGCGCATGGAGATCTCTGGGCCGACTTCCTCCCGGGACGTCAAGAGGGTTCAGAGGTCACGCTGACCGTCATGTGGGACCCGACCGTCACCACGCACACGAACATGAAGGCCGACTACGACTCGGTCGCCGTGGCGATCCGGTACTACGAGCTCCAGCATCCCAACTGGGCCTCGGCGTATCGCTTCCCGGCGATCACGAGCCAATGGGAGATCGAGGCAACCGACGATGGCGCGATGGAAGCACACATCACGCTCAAGATCGTCACGCCTGGTGTCTCAACGGTGACCCCGTCGTGAGTCTGACGAGGGAGCAGATCCTCGCCGCACGGCATCGGGAAGACCGCAAGCCGGTCAAGGTCTCGGTGCCCGAGTGGGGCGGGGACGTGTATCTCCGTGTGATGACGGTGGCCGATCAAGCGGCGCTGTCCGAAGATGTCAAGCCGCTCGACATGCCGGTGCAGGTGCTCCTGCATTGCCTCGTCGATGAGACTGGGACCCGGCTGTTCGGAGAGGACGACGCCAACGCACTCGCGCAAGAGGACTTCCCCCTGGTGCTCCGGCTGTTCAGCGAAGCGGCGAAACTCAACGGGCTCACCTCCAAGGAGCTCGAGGAGGCGATGGCGACTTTCGAGCAAGCCCGAGACGAACAGCCCTCTTCCGGGTTGCCCTCGCTCTCGGGCGAACCGTCGCAGAACTCGAAACCCTCTCTGCTTCCGAGCTGACGGACTGGATCGCGTACGAACAGATTCACGGTCCCCTGCTCGTCCATGAGCGGGTGGACGTGGGGTTCGCGTCGCTGTCCTATTACCTCGTCGCCTTGCTGAGCAACAAGAACCGCCGTAAGCCGGAGGACTTCCTACCTCCGTGGTTGCGGCCAAAGTCCAAGCAGCAGAGCGCCGAGGAACTCGAGTTGATGCTGCAAGCCTGGGCGAGTGGAGGTGAGCCATCCCGACAATCAGCACCCTCTCGGTAGACGTCGTCGCCAATACCTCTAGGCTGCGCGTCGGACTGGCGGCAGCCGCCACGGCCTTCACGGCGCTCGCCGCGGGGGCCGCTTTCGCTTTCGGGAAGTTCGAGGAATCCGAGAACGTCCTCCAGCAGACCGGCGCCGTGATCAAGTCGACCGGCGGGGCGGCGCATGTAACTGCCGGACAGG